TTTAGCGGTAATGTCGCTTAAGAAGCTAGTTAACGATAAACAGATATGGGATGCGTTCATTGAGGAGCTTGATGGGTGCATCTCTTCCACACATAGAAGTATGGAAAACATCTCTGATACTGCAGAGTTATATCGACATCAGGGTGCTATCAAAGCGCTGAGACAACTAAAGTACTTGAGGGACAAAGTGAATGGCTGACTATCGTAAACGCCTCATTGATATGACAGACGAAGAACGTGCAGCAGTAGCACCAGGCGCTCCTAGTTTTGATGAGCGGTACGAGAACGTAGGTGATCCTCTAAGTGTTCAGATGATGGAAGCTGGACTAGACTTTACTCCTGTAGGTACTGTCAAAGGCATCTCCGATATTAAAGATGAGCTTAGTAGCGATGACCCTAACTACTTAAAAGCTATAGGTATGGGTGCAGTTGAGGCAGCTAGTATTATTCCTGGAGCTGCACCTGTTCTTAAGGGTATGTTACGTAAAGGCGATGCCTTAACTGCCGCAAGCAAACAGGCTGACGTAGACCAAGCCGCTGCTATTCTTGATAGTTCTGATGAATTAAAGAGATGGCAGGAAGCTAACAAGATACCAGAGAATAAACGACAGTCTAATACAGAGACAGCCCAAGCAGCAGCAGAAGATCTATATCAAGGGAATATAACATCTAAGGAAGCTAGGCAAATAATTAAAGAAGACCTCCCTATAACTTCTTTGTATACAGCAGAGTCTATGCCTAATATGCCTACTGTTACTGAGGTTGCGGGTTCTCTAGGGAAGAAGGTACAAAAGACTGGTGTTGTGGGTGTAAAGGGTTTTGAAATACCTGCAGGCACTCGTGTAGGCTCTAGGTTAGATATTCCTGCGTACAACAACTACGACACCTGGGTCGTATCTATTCATGATGGTAAAAACGACACTAAAGGTTCTGTGCTAGGTTATGGTCAGGCTGTTCGCCTTAAGAACATTAAGTTTGGGTCTGAATCTAAGGAAGCACTAAATATAGCTAGGGGTAAACGTACTACAACTAAAGGTGAAGAGAAGCCTATGGGTAAGGCTACTATTGCTCGTGTGTATGGTGACTACGTTCCAGAAGACCCTTATGTCTTACAAGAACAAGCACGTAAGCTTTTATCTGACCCTGAGTGGACACAAGTAGGTATGAACCCTTACAGGCAGAGTAATTTCTATGATAAGAATACTGGTCTTCCCGTTTTTGAGGCTGATGAGGTTATTCAGGTAGGGCCATTAGTATTGGCTAAGGGCGTAAAGAAACCCACTAAAACACAACTAAAAGAGCTTGCTGTTAGAACTAAAGATGGCAAACTTAGATTATTCAACGAGGGCGGATCAGTAATGGATGAACAAATGGAAATGGCCTTCGCAGAAGGTGAACGTGTAGACCCTGTGTCAGGCAATGAAGTCCCTACAGGCTCTATGCCAGAAGAAGTACGTGATGACATCCCTGCTCAACTGAGTGAAGGTGAGTATGTTGTACCTGCTGATGTGGTACGCTTCTTTGGCGTTAAGTTCTTTGAGGACATCCGTAATGAAGCCAAGCGAGGCTTTGCTGATATGGAAGCTAATGGACGCATCGGTGGTGAGCCTATCGGTATGGAGATGGCTGAAGACGAGCTTCCCTTTGACATCTCAGAGCTACAGATTGTCGATGATGAAACAGAAGAGCAACCTATGATGAACATGGGTGGTTATATGCGTGGTTATGCTGATGGCGGTTTAACTCTCCCTTCGGCTGTAACTGACATGACTGAATCTACTGGTATACCTACGCCAGTAGCTAATCTTAGTGGTATTGAAATGAAAGAGTACGTTGGTCCTAACGGAGAGATAACGTACATTCAATTTATTAATGGTGTAGCACAGTCTGTTATTCCAGAAGGTTATACAGCTAAGGCAGCTGCACCTACTACCCCTGCAGCGCCTGCTGTACCTGAAGGATTAGGTGTAGTTACTGCGCCAGATGACAATAACAATACTGCTCATGAAGATATGATGCGTGAAGCTCGTGAGTCTATTGATTGGACTAGCCCTGACGTAGGTATTGAACAGTATGAAAAAACAATGGAGCAAAGCAATAGCATGTTAGCTAAGGGCTTCTCTGGACTAGCCACAGTATTAGGCGGTCCTATTGTGTATGGCTTTATGGAGGTCGCAAAGCGTCATCAAAACAAAAGGATGATTGAGGGTGCTACTGCTAGACTAGAAGACCCCAACATAAAAGGTGCAGAACGTGAAAAGTGGGTGTCCATTTATAACCGCTTAAGTGGTCTTGATGAAGACGGAAAAGCAAGTAATAGCTTCACTGAGGGATTAGCAAATCTACTAACACCAGATGACGGTAAGGAGTATAGAAACGGTGTACTCTACGATACTAAAACAGGTAAGGTTCTTAAGCCAGGTATTGCAAATAGCAAAGGTAATGACGTAGTTGCTCCTGCGCCCACTGCTAAACCTCAAAGTGGCGGTGGCGATAATAGCGCACATAACGATATGATAAAAGCTACTCAGGCTGCTGCTAAAGCATCTAAAACAACTGCTAACTTAGCTAAAGTTAAAGAAAAAAGTAAAGCGGCTTATAAAGCTGCAACAAGCACTAAAAAAGAACTAGATTCTCAATACGGTTCCGGTTTAAACAAGGGCGGCTTGATGAAGAAGAAGTAACTAATAAGACTACCAAATAACTATAAGGCTACCCAGCAATAGTGCTGGCCCCAACATAAGGAAAGAAAATGTCAGAAGCAATCCAGACGGACTCAGCGTCCCATAATCGTAACATATCTCGTGTACAACGTGATGAAGAGGAACTAAAAGCTCTGTTTAAACAAGCAGGGATTCAGACAGATGAAACAGAAGAAGAAACTGCTGAAGAGGAATCCCGTAGCGAAGAGCCTGTCGAGCGCACAGTTCAGGCAGAGAGTGTTACCGAACAAGAAGAAGAACCACAAGCTGAAGCACAAGATGAAGATCTGAGTGCAGAAGAGAAGAACTTCAAGAAGCGTTACGGTGATCTACGGCGACACACTCAAGAGAAAGAGAAAGAGTTTCAATCACAGCTTGATAAGCTTAAGTCACAACTAGATGCAGCTACAAAGAATGAACTTGTACTACCTAAGTCAGAAGACGAAGTAGAAGCATGGGCTAAGAAGTACCCAGACGTTGCAGGTATCGTAGAGGCTATTGCTGATAAGAAAGCTAATGAACGTTCTGCTGATTTAGATGGGCGTCTTAAAGAGATTGAAGAATTACGTGCGTCTGCTAAACGAGATAAGGCTGAAGCTGAGTTACTCTCTATGCACCCTGACTTTCAAGAGATTCGTGCTGATGATGCGTTTCATACATGGGCAGAGAAGCAGCCTAAGGTTGTACAGGATGCACTATACGAGAACAGTGAAGACGCTAAGTCTGTAGCACGTGTTATTGATCTCTATAAGTCAGATAAAGGTATCAAGACTAAGAGTAGCTCTAGCTCAGACAAAGCGGCTGCATCCTCAGTTAAAGCTAAAGGTCGTACTGCATTGGATGCAGATGACTCCTCAAGGTATCTCAGTGAATCACAAGTAGCTAAGATGAGCCTTAAAGAATACGAGAAGCGCAATGATGAGATCTTTGAAGCTCAGCGCTCTGGTAAATTTATTTATGATATGTCTAAGAAATAACTTGACACTTATTCAATCATAGATAAAACTATAGGCATGTACAGTGTCAGGCATAAACTGCCTGTACATGCTTTTCACTAAGCACTAAAGCCACATCAAAGAACTACCTCAGATTATAGGCCCAGCGCTCAACGGACGGCCATCCTTAGAGCATAGCTGACTACCCTACTAAGACGAGCCTCTTTAGTGGATATGTAGTGTATATCTCTCACGCCATATCTATAAGGAGAATTATTATGGCTATCGGAACCGCTGGTGGTGGATTTAACGGGAACTTCTCCCCGATTATCTACTCCAAACAGGCACAAATCGCTCTGCGTAAAAGTGCTGTAACTAACGCAATCACCAACAACTCTTACTTTGGTGAGATTGCAAACCAAGGCGACACAGTTCGCATCCAAAAAGAGCCAGACGTAACCGTCAACGCTCTGCAGCGTCACACAGGTATCTCCGTAGAGAAACTTGATGACACAGACTTCTCTTTGACTATTGATAAAGCTAACTACTTTGCTTTCAAAATGGATGACATTGAAGAGCAGTTCTCTCACGTAGACTTCACCTCATTGGCAGCCAACCGTGCAGCCTACAAAATGGCAGACGCCATGGATGAAGAATGCTTGGGTTACTTGTCTGGTTACGCTGGTGGTGCAGGCTCTTGGGCCGTCAACACAACAGCTTCTGGCGATAAAGCCAATACTGGTGCTGGTACTGACGAACTGTTGGCAGACAACAAACTGGACGCAACTGACTTCGGTAACTTGACCATCTCCGGTTCAGCTACTGCAGGTGACTCCATCCCACTCGCTCCACGCCTCCCAGGTGCAACAGCATTGTCTGCGACAACTGTTTCTCCTTTGACTGTGGTTGCACGTATGGCTCGTAAGCTTGACGTACAAAACGTTGACGCACGTGGTCGCTGGATGGTTGTTGATCCAATCTTTGTTGAGATGCTGAAAGACGAAGACTCTCGTGTACTGAACGCAGACTTCGGTGGCTCAGGCTTGATGAACGGTTTGGTTCTCAACAACCTGCACGGCTTCCGTATCTACGTATCCAACAACCTGCCTTACTTGGGTACAGGTGCTGGTACTAACGGTACAACTGCACAGGCTACTAACTACGGTGTAGTTGTTGCTGGTCAGGACGAGGCTGTTGCTTCTGCTGAGCAAATCAACAAAGTAGAGAACTACCGTGACCCAGACAGCTTTGCTGACATCGTTCGTGGTATGCACCTCTATGGTCGCAAGATCCTGCGTCCAGAGGCTCTTATTGTTGCTAACTACAACGCTGCCTAATAGGCTTAACATTGGGGCTGGCTACATGCTGGCCCCTTTGTGCTTTCTTCACACATAAAAGGGACATCTCAAGATGGCTATTACAACTGCAATGTGCAACAGCTTCAAGCAAGAGCTTCTTGGGGGTGTTCACGATCTGGATACAGATACACTCAAAGTGGCTCTTATCAAGGCTTCTCCTGCTGGTACTTATGGTTCTGGCACTACTAATTATTCTGACATCACTGGTAATACAGATGAAGCAGTAGGTACTAACTACACTGCTGGTGGTCAAGAGCTAGACTCTGCTACCATTACTCTAGCGGGTAGTACAGCTATCGTAGACTTCGCTGACGAAGTGTTCGCTAACTTGACTATCTCTGCAGACGGTGCAATCATTTATAACGCATCTCAAGGCAACGCTGCTATTGCAGTATTTGACTTTGGTACTACTGTTACTTCTACTAGCGGTGACTTCACTGTTGTATTCCCAACAGCAGACGCTTCTAACGCTGTAATCCGTATCAGCTAAACTAACTATAAGGTTATTGCACAATGGCGTTTATCATCAAAGATCGTGTCAAAGAAGGTACAACCTCTACAGGTACAGGGAGTATCTCCCTTGAGGGTGCTGTTGCTACCTTTGACACTTTCCAGTCCTACATGACTAATGGTGATACTACTTACTACGCTATTGTGCATACCTCCTCCGGTGTAGACGAGTGGGAAGTAGGACTAGGTACATGGAACACAGGTAACACTCTTACCCGTACTACTGTCTTAGCTGGCTCTAACGGTACATCTGCTGAGAACTTCTCTGCAGGTGTTAAAGACGTGTTTATGACATACCCTGCTGCACATGCTGCACTTGCAGGTGATGATGTAAACTTTGCTAACATTACAGTTACAGGTACTGTCGATGGACGTGATGTTGCAACAGACGGTGCAAAACTTGATACAGTAGAACAGAATGCGGATGTAACAGACGCTATTAACGTAGCTGCTGCTGGTGCATTGATGAAGTCTGGCGGAACCATGACGGGTAATCTTATCCTTAATGGTGATCCTACTGTTGCACTTGGGGCCGCAACAAAAGAGTATGTAGATACTATTGCTGCTGCTGGTATTCACTATCACACGCCTGTACGTGTTGAGGCTCCTCTTAACCTGACTGTTACGTATAACAACGGTACAGCTGGTGTAGGTGCTACACTTACTAATGCTGGTACACAGGAAGCTATTACTATTGATGGTGTAGCTCTTAGCTCTGGTGATCGTGTACTTGTGTATGAACAAACAGATGCTACTCAGAATGGTATCTACACTGTTACTACTGTAGGTGACGGAAGCACTAACTGGGTACTAACACGTGCTACAGACGCTGACTCTTACGGTGTATCAGACCCTGATGCGTTTGGTGAGGGTGATGCCTTCTTCGTTAAGGAGGGTGCTACAGGTGCTGGTGAACTCTACGTGATGAACACGAGTGGCACTATTACCTTTGGTACTACAAACATTACGTTTACTGTTATCGCTGAGACTGCTGTGTATTCCGCTGGTACAGGGCTTACTCTTACAGGTACTACATTTGCTATTGGGCAGGATGTAGGAACTACAGCTAATGTCACATTCAACCAAGTTACAGCAGCTATTATTGGTAACGTAACAGGTAACGTCACTGGTAACGTGACAGGTAATGCTGGTACTGCCACTAAGCTTGCCACACCTCGTACCATTCAGCTTTCTGGTGACGTAACAGGCAGTGCCTCGTTTGATGGTTCTGCTAATGCTACTATTACAGCTGTTGTACAAGATGATTCACACTCACATGTTATCTCTAACGTAGATGGACTACAGACTGCACTTGATGGCAAGACTACCACAGCACGTACTATTAGCGCTGGCTCAGGTCTTACTGGTGGTGGAGACTTAACTTCTAACCGCACTATCTCACACGCTGATACATCCTCACAGGCAAGCCTTACTGCTCTGACTGGGGCGGCTGTAGTGAGTGACATTGACGTAGATACTTATGGTCACGTTACAGGTCTTGCTACACGTAACATCACATTAGCTAACTTAGGCTACACAGGTGAGACTAACGCTACAGCCGATCAGACTATTACTGCAGGTAGTGGTCTTTCTGGTGGTGGTACAGGTAACGTAACCTTGTCACATGCTGACACATCTAGCCAAGCTTCTGTGAACAACTCTAGCGGCACAGTCATTCAAGACATTACTCTTGATACGTATGGGCATATCACAGGTATTGCTTCTACTAACCTTGATAGTCGCTTTGTGAATGTCACTGGCGATACTATGACGGGTAGCCTAAACATGGGTGATAATAACGTCACCGCCATTGGTAAACTTAACTTCAACAACCACGAAGGTACTGACTACGGCGCTGCTGGCGATGTCATGTTTGACGAAAACTTCCATGATGACCCAGAATATGGCACAGTTTGGTCAGGTGGTGACGGTGGCGGTTTAGCCGTATACAATGGAGATGGGTGGGGTCGTATTCTTACTGACCGCAACATTCAGTGGCACACAGCTACATTTGACGGTCTAAAGGTAGGCTCTAACACTGTCTTCCACGATGGCTACCACCCCAATGCTGACAAATGGACTACAGCCCGTACCCTATCACTCTCAGGCGATGCCTCTGGTAGTGTAAGCTGGGACGGTTCTGCTAATGCTACGCTGAGTGTTGCTGTAGCAAATGATAGCCATACTCATGATGGTCGTTACTATACTGAGAGTGAAGCTGATAGTCGTTTTGTGAACGTCACTGGCGATACCATTACTGGTGACGTGACGTTTAACAGTGGCGCTAACATCCACAGAGGTACACATAGCTCTGGCTTCTTAGTAGGCTCTTATAATAATGTAGGCGCTAATTCCGGTAGGACTAACCCTATTTATACTATAGGTTCTAATTATCAGCCTACAGATACCGATCTTGTCAATATGTATGGTATTGGATATACGCATAGTGATGCTGCATTTGATGGTATTAACTCTGTTCTTAGTGGATGGGGTATGTATGTTGCAGCGGGTGGAAATGCTCGTATTGGCCTAGACGCACAAAACGGCACTATTAAGTCAACAGGTGTGCATTATGTAGACACCAACCAGCGTGTATTTGCTGACAACTACCATCCCAACGCAGACAAATGGACCACAGCCCGTACTCTATCACTCTCTGGTGACGCATCTGGTTCTGTCTCTTGGGATGGCTCTGGTAATGCTACACTGAGTGTTACTGTAGCGGATGACAGCCATAATCACACTATTGCTAATGTAGATGGTCTACAGACTGCTCTTAACGGGAAGCTAAGCACTTCAGGTAAAGCTGCTGACAGTAATCTGCTGGATGGCATTGATAGTTCTTCATTCTTACGCAAAGGTGTAGGATATGAATGGACGGCTACAGGTAGTAACGCCTTATCTTTTCGTTCGGCTGACACACTTGAGACATCAACATCGGATCAGGCATCACTTGAGGTTTATCAGGATACGTCTGGTGCTGATGCGTTTATGTCGTTTCATGTTAACGGTGACTATGCGGCATACTTTGGCTTAAAGGGTGACATTAATGACTTTGCCGTTGGCGGTTGGTCAATGGGCAATAACTACTATAGAGTCTGGCACCAAGGCAACGATGGCTCTGGTTCTGGCTTAGACGCTGACCTATTGGATGGGCTACAGCTAACTTCACAGAGCAGGAACAACCAAGCTAACCGTGTAGTACGCACACAGGGCAACGGCTATGCAGAGTTTGGCTGGATCAACACAACATCAGGTAATACTACATCAACACTGTCAGATATTTATGTAAACACTAACGATGGTTATATTCGCAAGGCAACACTTGCTCATGTAGCATCTCAGTTACCTATTGACGCAGGTGCTAAGAATGATATATTCTGGGAGAACGGTCAGACTGTTACTTCTAACTACACAATCACTAATGGTAAGAACGCAATGAGTGCTGGCCCTATCACGATTAACTCCGGTGTGACTGTAACAGTCGGTGCTGGCGAAACATGGACGGTTATCTAAATGGCTACTATTAAACTACAGGGTAATGCTAGTGGGTCGGGCAGTGTTACACTCACAGCGCCCAATACTAACTCAGCACGGACTATTACACTACCTGACGAAGATGTAGACCTTGGTAATGTAGGTGGCGGCGCAGCTGTTACTAGTTGTATTAACGGGACAGGTACTGTTTCTCTTCAGACTTCAAAGGGCGTTTCATCGGTTACAGATATTGCGGCAGGTAAGTACCAATTTAACTTTTCTAGTAACTTCAACACCGCTACATACTATGCTGATGGTACTATCAGTTACCAAGACAGTAGCCACTGGTCGTACCTTTCTAACAACTATACAGGCGGAAACATGGATCACACCCGAACCACAGCGCATTGTAAGGTAGGCTCCTATAATACTTCCTATGTAGACGCTCCGTCTGTCGGCCTATTGGCATCGGTTTAGATTATGGGCAAGTACAGAGTAATCTTTGAAGACCCAGAGCAACCAGAGCAACCCGCAATGGTGCTTGTCCCTAGTGACAACTGGCTTGAAGAAGCTAAGGCTGGGCTACTGCCACCCATATCCGTCTACTGGGCTTTGCAAGACGATGAGCAACAAGCCATAGCTGAGGGTCGCCACGACACCTTTAAGCATGACCCAGAGAAACATGCAGCACAGTGGACAGCGCCTCGTATCGGCCCCCTCACAGAAGAAGAAGCTATTGAGTATCTCATTATGAAAGACATCCCTCGTCATATCTGGTCGGTGGAGTACAACAGACCAATGTTTAAGATTGTTAAGACAGCAGATGTACCGTCTGACAGACAGTTCCGTAATGCGTGGAGGTTAGCAGCATGAGTACGATTAAGGTAGATAACCTACAGACTACAGGTGGCGCTGGTCTTTATCCTGCACGGGCTTGGTCCACCTTTGTAGGCACTGGAACGGTGTCCATATCAGACAGTGGAAATGTGTCAAGCATAACAGACATCGGTGGTGGGAATTATGGCATAAACTTTTCTTCAGCTTTAGGCAGCTCTAACTACTGCGCCACAGGCGATGCTCAAAGTAATGATGGGTATGATGGTCGAGGTCGGCACGAGCCGAAAGGAACATACAGCACTTCACAGGTACAGATATGGACTTGTGCCATCAGAAACATACAAAGCGCACAGGACAGCCCAAGGGTTATGACAACGGTAACGCTATAAGTATTAGTCACGGAGCAACAAAATGACACAAACTTTTATCAAGATAGGCGCAACATCTTATGACGCCGCAGACTATGAAGTACCAGCAGAGCGCACATTCCGTGGCGCTTGGGAAGCTAATGCAGATGCAGGGGTCATCTCTGTAGACATGACAGCAGCCAAGGACATCTGGCGTGACAAGATACGTCAAGCTCGTATTGAGCCATTGGCTGCACTAGACACAGCCTACATGAAGGCACTTGAGACAGGCGCTGACACGACACAGATCATCTCTGACAAGCAAGCCTTGCGTGATGCACCTTCACTAGCAAGCATTGACGCAGCTACTACTCCTGCTGAACTCAAAGCAATACAACCTATCCCTAACGTAACGGTGGAATGATATGCCTAGTGTAATTAGAGGTGATGACAACTTTGATAGCGGAGACATCTCAAGTATTGGTGTTGGTCAAACTTGGCAAGCTGTTACACGCACTTCAAACACAGTTTACCAGAATACTTCAGGCATGCCAATTGAACTAGCTGCGTCATGTGGCGGTTCATCTGCGAGTTTGTATGTAGGGACTAGTACCTCGGTAACTCTGCGTGTAGCGTACAACGCCGCTGGTGGTAATGGTGCTTATGAACAGTATCACATAAGTGCCATCATACCAAATAGTTGGTATTATAAGTTAACAGGTGCAGTTAATGAAGTGAGGGAGCTTCGCTGATGGAGTATGGTTATTATCATCCTGAATTGGGGTATTGGCAGACTAACTCAGAGCCGTCTGAAGATACCATCAAATCCTACGCTGAAGGGACTAAACGTGTAGCTCTTCGTCCCAGTCCTTTACATACCTTTGCGGATGGCGTCTGGCAGGAACCTACACAGGCAGAGCTAGATGCAGCCGCAGCCGCACAGGTTCGTGCTGAACGTGACAATCGACTCCTAGAAGTAGATGCTATTGCTGGTAATGCACTGCGCTGGGCTGGTATCTGGTCACAGGCTGCATGGTCTGCATACCGTCAAGCGTTACTAGATGTACCACAGCAATCTGGGTTTCCACACGACATTACATGGCCGACTAAGCCTGAGTAAGGACGTACAATGTTAGGCTTTACAGCACTCTCTCAAGCACCACTCTCACAGGCTACTACTGCTTCTCTAGCTTTAGCTTTCTTAGCTTCTACTTTAGGTCAGTCCACACCTGGAGTTATGCTCTTTGATGCTAAAGCCTTACATACCACAGCTAGTGTTTCTGCATCAACAGCGGCTAACATACTATTTGATGCTAAAGCTGCAATAACTACAGCAGACGCTATAGCAAGCACAGCCATTAGTGATGTACTCTATGCGGCACAGGCTGATGTAACGCCCAGCGCTGCTACAGCAAGCTTCACTACAGGTACGTTAGACTATGAAGCCTTAGCACACATTACCCCTACAGGTGCTGTAGCTACAGGTGAGGCAGATCAGTTTGGTGATGTAGATGCTAAGGCTAACATTACCACTACAGGTACAATAAGCAGCACCTCTGTGAATGACTTTGCTGATGTGTTTGGTAAGGCAAACGTAGTACCTTCTGCAGTGTCTGCTTTCCTTACTATTTATATCGGTGACTTCGCTGATGAGGATGCACAGGCCAGAGCGTTTATACCCCCAGCTGTTTCGGTAACAAATGTAACAAGTGTTGACTTTGATGCAGAATCCAATATAACTACAGGTAGTGTTATTGCTTCTGTAAGTGCTGATACTATTGAGTATGATGCTAAGGCTACCTCTGCATTATCTGGTGTCCTAGCTAATCTGTATCGCAACTTAGATGACCCTGTAGCGGTGAGATTCCCGTATCAAGACTTTGCAGATGACTACAGCACAAGTAGAACTCTCTTTGTTTCTGCATATGAGGGTAGCGCTACAGTACACATTGCAGAAGAAGATTACACAGTTTACATACAAGAACAACAAGGTAGCAATACTGTCTATATTGCAGCGTAAGGAATAGTTATGTCATATAAGTGGCCCGATAAAGATAAAGATGAGATCGTAGACTACAGTGTTGACTGGTCACGTTTCTTAAAGGATGACACACTGGCTGCTGCTGTATGGTATGCCAAAGATGCAGCTGGTGTTAAGACACAGTTTAGTGACGCTAGTGTAATCAATGGTTTACAGTTTGTTACTGGTACACTGTCTGGACAGGTTTCTACTGCACGTTTCTCTTTAGGCACAAACAACATTAGATATACTATTATCTGTAGTATTACGACAGGCTCTGGGCTACAATATGAGCGCAGCATCTTTATGCGTGTCAAGGAGAAGTAAGAATGGCATACGACTACATTAGCCTAGTTAACGATATTAACCGCCGCCTTAATGAAGTAGAACTTACGAGTGCTAACTTCCCTGCAGCTACAGGCTATTACAGCTTTGCTAAGGATGCTGTTAACGCAGCTATTCGCCACATCAATCAGGAAGAGTTTGAGTGGCCCTGGAACCATGTAGAAGAAACAGAAGTCTTAGCTGTTGGTGAAGTGCGCTACAGTATGCCTTACGATAGCAAGACTATCAATATGAATACCTTTCGTATCAAACGTGATGCTGATCTTAATGTAGAAACAGTGAAGTTAAAGACTTTATCTTATGAAGAATGGCTTGACAAGTTCGCTGATTATGAGTATAACTCTGAAGCAAGCACTAGAGGAATACCTACTTACGTTGTACGTACACCTAGTAGAGAACTTATCTTCTCCCCACCGCCTGATAAAGAGTATGAAGTAGTGTATGAGTACTTCCGTACAGGCTACGATCTAGAGTCACCTACAGATGTACCTACACTCCCTGAGCAATACCGCTATACCATCGTTGATGGCGCTATGTATTACGTTTATCAGTTCCGTGGTGACATGCAGGCAGCACAATTAGCACTACAAAAGTTTGAGCAAGGCATTAAACAATTACGTAGCTTACATATTAATCGCACTGAATACCTGCGAGACACGAGAGTATATTACTAATGGCTACACAGTGGCAGACATTCCCTATTGAGTTTAGAGGTGGTCTCATCTCTAACCTTAGCCCTCTACAACAGGGTAGTAATGCTGTGGGTTCTGCTACTATCTTGCAGAACTTTGAGTCTAGCAAAGAGGGTGGCTACTCTAAGATCAAAGGCTTTGAGAAGTTCAGCACTACAGCTGTACCTGGGTCTGGCCCTATACTAGCGCTCAAAGTGATAAGCTCTGGGCGTATTGTTGTAGCTAGACAGAACGGTTCTAACGTAACAGAGTACTACTACGGCACAGGTACTACGTGGACATCCATGGGTGCAAGACCTTTGCTTGGTGGTAAGGCTAAGCATGTTCTATATAACCTAGACGGTGACGATAAAGTTATCTTTGTAGATAGTAATAACTACCCTGCTACGTACAACACATCAGGCAATACTCTCACAGCTATTACAGGCAGCACAGACGTATTAGGTGCAGAGAATGTAGCAGTGTTTAAGGATACAGCATTCTACGCTAAGGGTAACAACCTTTACTTTACTGCACCCTTTACTGTAGATGACTTTAGTGCAGCCAATGGCGCTGGATCTATTAACGTAGCTAATGAGATAACAGGTCTAGCTGTCTTCCGTGACCAGCTTATAGTCTTTACTACTGACAGCATTAAACGCATAACAGGTAACACCGCAGCAGACTTTCAGGTATCACCTATTACAGACCGTATTGGTTGTGTTAATGGTGACACTATTCAGGAAGTTGGTGGTGACATTATGTACCTTGCTCCTGATGGTATCCGCTTGCTGAGTGCTACGGATCGTATTGGTGACTTTGGTTTGGATATTGCTTCTGATCCTATAGCTAAGGATGCTACCACGTTCCTTGGCAGTACGCCTAACTTCTGTTCTGTACTTATGAGAGAGAAAGCTCAGTATCGTATCTTCGCTTACATTGAGTCAGAACAACACGAAGCAGCTAAAGGCTTAATCGCTACTAAGTTTGTGTCACAAGGTGCATCTGGTATTAGCTGGTCTACAACTAAGGGGATAAAAGCTTTTGTAGCAGACAGTAGATACACGGATACAGCTGAGACTATTGCTTTTGCTAATACAGATGGCTATGTGTATGAGTTAGATATAGGATCAAGCTTTGATGGGCTACCTATTGAGGCTATCTACGAGTCACCTTATATGCCTCTGTCTGATCCTCAGATGCGTAAGTCATTCTACAAGATGACACTGTATGCAGAACCTACTGGCAGTATGTCTCTGGATCTTAACGTTAAGTATGACTTTGGTTCATCTACAAACACAGGCGTTATACAACCCGCTACACAGAGCGTAGAAAGTACGGGTACATCTGTATTCATATTTGGGGACTCTAACTCTGTGTTTAATACCTCTACATACGGCGGTGAGTTAGACAAGATCTACTCCACAAATATTATTGGCTCAGGTAAGACTATAGCTATCCGTATTGAAGACAATTCTACAAACCCTACATTCACTCTAGACACAGCCCTGCTAGAGTTTAGACAGAACGATAGACAGTAAGGACTAAAACATGGCAGGTTATACACGTCAGGATACAGCAAACAACATTGCTAACGGTAACGTTATTGATGCTGATGACTTTGATAATGAGTACAATGCCATTGAGGCAGGGTTTAACGCATCTACTGGTCACAAACATGACGGTACTGCAGGTGAAGGTGCGCCCATCACTAAGGTAGGCCCAAGCCAAGACCTTGTGGTGTCAGGTACTGCTCTTACGCCTAAGACTACTAACACTCTGGACTTAGGTACAGCCTCTGTACAATATAAGAATGCTTGGTTTGATGGTACTGTAGACACAGATGCCTTAACTGTATCAGCTAATGCTACAGTAGGTGGTACTCTTGGTGTTACAGGTATTATAACAGCTACAGGCGGTGTTACT